GCTAAACAACTCCCAAAACCAGAACAGCCTAGCGAAGGCTGATCTTTGCCAGGCGTGTCTCGACGAGGCCATCTCGTTTCTAACTCCATCCAAAGCCAAGCTCAGCCAAAAGGAGTTGAAGAAAGCAATCGCCGACGCGGGGACGGCCATCGAGCGCGCCGTGGCAAGGGGGCGCAAGACTGAGCTAGAGAATAAGAACCCCAGGCACCCCAACTACTGGCTCAACATAGAGGCTAAAGTGATGGATATCATGGAGGATCTCAGGGAGCAAGTCCACATAGACGATGTGGCCAAACGCATGGGCGACGTGAGTCACGGCTCGACTTACAGTGCGCTCCACCGGCTGGTTCAGAAGGGCCAGGTCGGCACTACAGGCGGCCGGGGACGTTGGCGCCGTTACCACTTGCCGAGGTAGATGTGAGCAGCCAAGGAGCACCGTTGATATGTGGAGTCTGTCGCCAGGGCATTCGTGCCCACCACGGCGCCGGTGAACCAGTTGTGGAGATTATACCCGGCACCGATGGTCGGCCAGTAAGGCGAGCCTACCACGCACGCAAATGCTGGTCAATTGAGCGCAACCGCCGCAAGAAGGCCGAGCGCAAGGACAGGATCCAAGACATGAACGAGCGCGAGCGTGAAATTGCGCTCAGAATAGGAAAGGAGATAGATGAACGAATGGCAGAAAACAAGGTAATGTCTGTACCTCCCAGCCCGCCCGTTGCCTCACCGCCAGCGAAGCGCCTCGGTAAAGCAGTTTTCGAATACCTAGACGCGATACCGGTTGGTCAGGAATGGAACTCGAGGGAGGTGGCAGCCGAAATCCAGCGACAAGGTTTCCGTACTACGTTCGGTTCTATCCAGCAAACGATCTGGTGCTATACCCAACTGCGCCGAATGCCAAAGATGATACGGCGCCATGGGGGAGGACGTAGCGAGGGATCGCTAAAGATTCATCGCTTCGACACGCCAACCCCATCCGAACCGATCACGTACACCTCAATGACAAGGAGGGTCATCGGTACGCCAAGCGAGCGCGTGACGGAGGCAGTAGAGACGATCAAGAAGGAGCTACCCAAACATCCCGAGATCGTCGCGGATATCAAACAAGCTGAGCCGCGTCCGCAGGTCAAGCTTGCCCCGGTCCCAGGCTTGACCCACGCCGAACTCAACAGGGCCTTCAACGACTTCCAAGCATTCATCCTAGAAGCGATGGCGGATTTCAGATCCCAGCTATCCAAGCTGGTGAAATGAGAGGAGGGAAGTGATGGCAGCAAAGAAGAAGGTGGCAGTGAAGACGGAGGTGAAGGTAGAACTGGATGAAATTGCATATGCTGCACTACAACAAGACCTCAAAACCCCACGCAAGCCTACGGTCAAACAGGTCAAGAAGTTCTTTGACGATGTGGTCGAGAACGCGATCCATGAGCTGCTAGACAGTTACGATCCGCCGCTCGACGATGATGACGAATGATGACCGCGAGAGGTTAGCTGACATCCGAACCAAGTTGCACGAGGTAGCGATGCTTGGCTGGCAGCTCGAAGACAAAGAGATAGCCAATGACCTGGAGGTACGTATCGACTCTATTCTAGACCGACTACGGAAGCTAACAAAGGTACGAACAAAGCCATGAACAAACGCGAGCGGGAGCTGTACTTGGAGTACATGAGCCAGTATCCTTGGGCCAGGGCGAGCTACGTACTCAAACTGGTCCAGGCGCTCGCCTATGCGGAGGAGAGGGGAATGGATTGGACGAAGTGCCTGGTGTGCGACAAGGGCGTACTGCTACCGCTCAGCGACTACGGTCCCGATGGTTCAGCCGTAATCTTCAAGGCATGGGCCTGCAGCAATAACAAGTGCGGGTTTACGATTCGTATCGACAAGGGCCAGGCAACGTTCGACTACATTGAGAGGGGTAGGAGCTGATGGTACAGGTAGCTGGCATCGAGGTCATCGACGCCCTTCACTACGAGACACCATCAGGCGGTGAGGTTATCATTGGGCAGTGCGTTACAGATTCCGATCATCTGATCGTGTTCGCGCATATCAGCCTCAGCGAATCCCTCGACCTCGCTGACACGATCCGCACAGCGTATTTACAATACAGAAAGGAGGAAGGTTCAGCATGAAGGTTCACCTGTGCGCGGCAGACCGCGCCCGGGTGATGGGCCGGATACCAAGACGCCGGCCCGTGCACGTCGTTCGCAATGACGAACGCGTGGTCGAAGTCAGGTTGGGTTGCGGCTGTGTGTGTGAGATTGACTACGACGACCCGAGCCTAGCAGCCGCGCTCGAAAAATCGATCGAGCTCAAGATCAAGAAGTCCGCATAAGCAGGGGGCATGGGCCACAGACCACGTGTGAGATCCCCCATGGGTGCAACCGAAGCGGGTGTGGATAGGTTGCATCGTTCTTAGCATTTCATGGAATTGAAATCGAAACGCGACATCAGAGGTGTGGAGGTGACGGGATGCATCGGTTGGACAGCATCTTGCAACGCTACTTCGAACTGCATTCGCGGTTCGGTCATTCGCCCCGGCGAGGCGACCGTTCTCAATTCAGAGAAGCACAACGCGAGCTCTGGGCCCTTGCCCAAGCTATCTGCAAGATTACCCATCCCAAAATCCAAGCTGAGTTAGAAGCAGCTCAGCGCGACGCGATCGCACAAATCCGGCTGCATGTAGAACATGCTGGCCCGGCCGTTGTGCATCCGCGTCGCCGTCAACGGCCGATCCTATGGTCTGACTACGAGCTCACACCCGAATTCTCGCTAGATCCTACAACAACAGGCGCTTGTGTTACTAAGGACGTAGCGAAGCGCCTGCGTGAAGCGCACAAACATCAGGTCTCGGCTGTCTCATCTGTCATCCACAACTATAGAAAAGATTTCAATCCCTGAAATCTGGCTGGCTCGTTGGCATGGCGCCTGCATAGGTATAGCCATTGCCGCATGCCGCGGCCAGCAACCGTGCCATTGAAAAGGCACGAAAGGATGAGGAGATGCCAACGACCCTAGAAATTCCCGACAAGCACCAGGCCCAATTCAAGCAGGTACAGATCGACGTGTCGGCCGGCAAAGGTGACGACAAGGTTGAGGCCAAGTTCGACGCCGAGCTGCCCGCCTCCCTAGAGGACGCGATCGCGGCGTTCAGCAAGAAGGAAGTTTTCCGTCGGTTCATCAATGCCCACGTGGTCTATCTGCAGAGCCAGGAACGCAACAAGATTGCCAAGCAGACCGAGGAGAAGGAACGCAAGCGCGCCCCTTACCTGGAGTCCATCGGTCTCTAAGCCATGGCGTTGCCTGGGGTCCCAACGATTCGTTGGCCCCCCAGCGGACCGCCCTCCCAAGTGGGGCCCCGGGCAACATCTCGGAGATCAGCTATGGGCAAACTAGTACAGGATATGTCTGATGACGAGATCCTCGCCGAGATCAGCCGGCTGCAATCCATGAAGCCACCGCAGTCGGCACCCAAGAACCAGCCCAAACGACTCGACGAGAAGAAGCTAGCTAAGACCAAGAAGAGTTGGCGAGACGAACTCTTTGACGAGTAACAACACATGACCCGTCCATCATATCGCAACATCCGCAGCCTGCTCGGAGTCCTCGACTGGTCCGGTCACGTCGAGCTGCCAGATGTCGACCTACAATGGTTGGCAGAGCAGCTTAGCGCACGCCTCTCTGCCTCGAGTCTGGAAGTGTGCGATGTTTGCGGCCGCGATATGGCCGTCGTCGTGACCACGAAGCTCGGGAACATTTGCTCCGAATGTCTCGAGGAAGCGACCGACACCGCAGACAGCATCAAAGAGGTCCTAACCGGAGGTGACCTCGATGCCCGACCCGCTAGTGCAACTATCGGCTTCTCGCGTGGACACGTTCAATCTGTGTCCTCGTAAGTACTATTACAAGTATGAACTCAACCTTGCTCCCGTCGAGGAATCTATCGACTTACCGATCAGGTTCGGGGACGCCATTCACCGTGCTCTTGCGACCCTGTACCTGGGAACTGCCTTCGATCACGTTCAATGTCCCTGCGAATCTTTCTGTGACTTCTGTAAGGCTCGTCCGGTCCAACGAATTGCTGCCACTTTCCTGGAACATTACCCCGCCGACCCGGATGATATCCGTGATCCACGCACCCGGTTGCGTGGCCTCGAGTTGCTCGCTGCATATCTAGGCAAATGGAAGCGCGACCCGTTCAGGGTCATCGCAGTCGAAGTTCCCTTCGAGCTTCAGCTCGATACCCACCTCACGTATGTGGGCAAGATGGATCTCCTGGTTGAGCAGGATGGTATCGTCCGACCGCTAGACCACAAGACCACATCCCGCACCGGCTACCTGTTCGACGCTCAGTTCAAACTCTCCGTTCAGATCACTGGCTACGTTGTCATCGCATCGGTGATAACCGGCCAGCCCGTCCACCAAGCCATCATCAATGGCATCCGGGTCTCAGGTAAGATAGAGCCCGACCAGACTTTCTTCCGCCAGTATACTAGCCGCACGCCCGAAGACATCGCAGAGTGGGAAGAACACATCCGCGATATCCACAGGCTCATTCTCCAGTTTCGGTGGACCCGTTTCCCCAAGGCCGCACCCTACGCCTGCGTCGCTTACAACAGGTTGTGTGAGTATTACCAGCTATGTACGAGCGGTGCTGACACACGCAAGACACTAATGGAGACCGCGTACAAGCCGCGGCCCGAGTACGATTTGATGGGAGACGCATGATGGCTGACGACGAAGACGACACCGTAGAGTGTCCTGTCTGTGGAGGCAACGGGGTTTACGACAACCAACGTTGCGAGAATTGTGGCGGGTTTGGATACCTTGAAAAGGACCAGCCCGATGCCGAGTGAACTCGATCGCATCCAGGACTTGGTAGAAATACCTACAACTAAGTCATATATGTTCTACGGTCCGCCTGGCTCCGGCAAGACGACCCTAGCCACCCGGCACCCAGGCAAACGTAAGCTGTGGTTGGACATGGATGGCAAGATGGGTGAGATGTCATTCGATGTGCCGGCCAAGGTGTGGCAACCGGGCGAGCCTTTGGGCAACCCCGAACGCATCGACATCCCCTGGAATCCCGATCCCAAGAACCCGCAGAAGGGCACCATCCCAAGCAAGAAGCCCATGGGTTACGAAAAGCTGGTCACGGTCACCAACGAACTTCTACGAATGGGCACGGCTCTTCCCTACGACCTAGTCGTACTGGACACGATCACGTCGGTCGGAGATCACTGGACGAGCTTGCTGATGTACACGCACAAGGTCAGTTATATGACCGAACGATTGTGGGGCATATATCTGGCTGGAATGCAAGAGTACATCAATGGATTCCTACAACTGCCGTGCGACCGCATCGTGATCGCGCACGAGAAACGGAATGTTGATGAAAATACCAAGCAAGAAGCAATCCGACCCAGCGTGGCTGGCCAACTTGGGAACAACATTAAC